CGCAACCTGTCCAGTTTTGAGCAAGTTTATAAAGTTGTCGTAACCCGCTTGGTCAATTTGGTTTGCATTTGTACCAATTCCGGTACGCCCAATTCTGGCGTAAGCATCGCTAACCAGCTTGGCATAGTTATACCCAGTATCAGCCTTGTTTGCGGCAATGTTTGCGGCTTGAGCGTCTGCTTGGCTTTGCAGAAATCTATCTTCCGCCGACTCGCCCGCGATGCCGCCCGGTGGCGGTGTCGGTGTAGTTGCAACATTGGTAATACCGCCTGTTGGTGTTTGTGCGGCAGTTACTGTGGCCTGTGTAGCAGGAGAGGAAATGTTGTAACGGCTTGGGGGAGGAGTTACCGCGGCAGGGGGAGCGGCTGGAGTAGCCCACCAAGGAGTGATTTTTGCTTGGTTAAAGTATCCAAGAATATCTGCTTCGCCGTAACCTGTAGCGCGAGTTACGTCTTTTAGCCCGTAGTTGTACTGCTTAGCAAAGTTTGCTACAGCGTTGGGGTCAGCAATGTTTTGGGTAATTAGGTCTTTAAACCCGGCATCATCAATTGTGCCGTCGTCGTATCCACCTGATTCAGTTTCAATCCACATGTCTATACCTTAAGGCAAAGCCGAAACAAAAGACATTGTAGCCACCACCGACTGCGTAGACGGCTTAGTAGGCGTGCCGGAAGCGGCAAGGTGTTGGATGGTCACCGCGGGATCAGGCACGGACCAATAAATCTCAACGTAATCGTTTGCCGTCATGCTTAAAAAATAGTTCCACCCAACAATTGAGTGTCCATCTGTACCGGCGTGTTTGTTTGGAATAGATACAAACCCTGTTGACCCCGGAATATCTACACCGCCTTGTTTTAACCAAATATAAACGTCTTGAAAAGCATTGTCTGTGTTTTGGAACTGAGCACTAAACTGCAAGTTGTAAATACCGGCGGTTGCTACCGTAATTTTAGAAGTTGCAATAGTGACGCCGTTGGTAAAGTCAGTAGTGTTCAACGTCATCAACGTAGCTGTATTAGCTGTTGTTGTTTGATCCTGATCGCTTGAGAACGCGCCGTAGGGTACACGCAACCGGGATGTATCAGCATCCGCTTCAAGCTGCCTAAAAAGCGAGTCTAGGCGGTTGAAATACAAACGTAAAACGTTGTTAAGCTGATCTTGGTACTGCTGGCTGTATAACGTCGTAGCCAACGGCAAGCTTGGCGCAGCAACTTCGTTAAGCGGATTTTGAGAGGTAATAACGTACGTCATGTGTTACCTCGTCTGCCATCTGGTTTGATATCAATACGTGGTGCGCCAAGTTGCCACTGAGTTCCAAGAGTGTTGGACTCAATTCGAAATGTAATCTGACGGCCGCGGACACGCATGTAAACCTGACCAGTAAACTCATCAACCGGTGCAACAGATGTACGAACAACACTGGCTGTGTTCGTGCCCGCTGTAGAAGTTGGAACGTTAGCGCCTGTACCTGAGTTCTGGAACGGGGTCAAAGTCAACGTAACTTGCGGGGTAACGACCGCCGAAGAATTTCTGAAAGTTACGTCAGGCAAGACCCGCCAGATGAAACCAAAGTTGTGACCATCGTCAATGTCAAACTGCGAAGATTCAATATAGGATACGATTGGGGCGGGAGTCCCAGTTTCGTTGTCATCTACCCCGTCCTCTTGAAAAACAAGATTGTTGCTATATGTGGCCGCAACAGGATAACTGCGTAAACCTGAATCAATCCAAGCGGTGCGCCCGAGGTTTGTGCCGTAATACCAGATGTCTTCACTGTAGTTGTAAACAACATAACGGTCGATAGTATTACTTGTCGCCGTGCAGTAGAACCACCAAACTTCGTTAAAGCCTTCGCTGGTACTTGCAAACACCTGCAAGTTTTGCGATGTGTTGATATCGCTAAAAATGTATTCACGTATATCGCAACGCAATGTTTGGACGCGACCATCGTATTTGTAAAACTTATCTACGCCCATCCAGTAAACAACACCGGAGGCAATTGCAACAGCATTGGGGCCTTGGAGGGAGATGTTATCGCCCAACAACTGTGAGCTCCACACTATGGGAGGGCCTTGGTATTGCAAAGAATAGATCGTTGAGTCCGTAAACACCACAATTTCTTGACGGGTCTGTATGGCGGTAAGGATTGTTGAGCCATGAGACAAACGAATACTACCGGCTTGGTTGGTTGGACTAGGTGTCCAATCAGTTACCGATTCTTGGTCAGACCAGCGAATAAACATAGGGTCTAACGCAGTGGGTGTAAGCGACAAATAATCGTTAGCGCCAAACGCAAACACAAACCGGCTTGTATCTGACACAAACACACTGTTTACAATGACCGGTACGTTTGATGCGCCTACGAGACTAGTTACCGGAACACCCCGAGTTGTTAAGCCAGCAGTGGCGTCCCAGTAGTACATAACGCCGCCACGATAAACAAAGATTAAATCTTCGCCAAAGTTGGCTTGGCTCCATAGTCTTAACGTAGTATTGCTCGTGCCACCAACACCCCACGCTGCTGTACCCCATGAACCGCCACCCCAACCGGCTAACGGAACTTGAACTGCTGGACTAGATTGGATTTCATAGTAAGCAATAACTGCCGCGCCGCCGCCGGGAGAACCCGAAACGTCAGCCGCAATAGCTACCACAGGGGCCACATCAATTGTGTAGGTGTTAGCATCTATAACAGTAATTTTAAAATTGGCGTCAAGAACCGTGGCGGTAATATCACCACCCAGTCCAACAGCGCCAGAAAAAGTTACGTAATCATCCGTGGAGCCGCCATGGGCTACGTCGGTTACCGTAATGATTGAGGAGCTTAGGGTAGCAGCAAATGGATTACCAGTACCGGGCGGTTGTGCGCCTAACATAGGGTTTACAGTAGCACGAAGTGGCGTGATGTCGTTGTATGAACCGTCACGCTCAATGTAAAACTTAGCGTTTGTACCTACGCCCATTAAGTTTAAGCCGCCCAGGGTCACCCAGTTCCACAAGGAACGGCAGAACCCAATAAACGTGTTTGTAGAAATGCGAGCCCAACCGCCAATCTTTTCGGGGCTACCAGAACGAAAACGCACCTTTTCGGCGTCGTACCAACCCCCAGCTACACTCGTGTTGCTGTCAGGGTTACCCATCGTTTCAGATGCGTAGCGGGTGTTTTCTCTGTTAAGCCCCGAACGGAATATGATCTTTTTGAGCGGCATGGGCTACCTTTATTTACTGGCAACGCCTTTGGTCTTCTCAAAAGAGCGCATACCGGCAATGCCTAGGATGCCTGATAATATCACCCATAGTTGGTCCGCGTCCAGTACAGGAGGGGGCTCCATGCCCACTGGAACCCAACCCATAGCTTGTAGGTATTTCCAAGCCCATTGAAACAGCGGATAGAGCAAGAATTGATACCCCATAGCCGCTACACCGATCCAGCCAATGGCCGGACGCCAGCCGCTGACAAACACACTGGATGACGCGGCTTCAATCTTGTTAACTTCAATCTGTGCTAAGTCTGTAGCTTGATCAATACGCTTCTCTTCAAGATCGAGCCTACGTTGCTCAATCTCCATTTCCATGCGTTCTTTGTCGGTAGTGACAAGATCACCAGCAACCTTGCCAACAGCTTCAATAATTGATCCAACGGCAAGCAAGCTCATTTCAAACCTTTCAGTGTGCGGTTTAGCCAGCCCTTGAGAAACTTGACCTGCACAGGGTTCTTGTTGCAAATCTCAACGTACCGGGCAATCTTAGCCAAAGCGTATTGTTCTTTAAACCGCTGGCCGTCGGGAATCTGGTTGAGCCGCTCAATAGTCTTTGCTCCAATACCCCCGTCAGGGGTAGCGCCCACCACGAGTTGCGCCAGCTTTACAGCCATACCCATACCTGCGTTCACACCAAAATTAAAGATGGTATTAGCAACATCTTGATTTGCAATTTCGTTACCGCGCATCTTGTCCCAAAACTCTGTACGGTAGAACTCACGCACCATAGGCGTAAGGGAACCGCCAAGTTCTTTCTTATCCACAAGCGCCCAGCCGGGCCACTGCGGATTCTTATTACGTGCTATGCCAGCATAGGTCATGCCCCCGGTATCGCCGGGTACTTCGTGGAGGACGTAGCCGCCCTCATCTTGCATCATCAGCTCAAAAGCGGGTTCAAATTGAGCCATTACTTTTCCTTTGGTTTGGTGTCTTCATTCTGCATGAGTTTGATACCAGACAGGAACCCAATCATGCCGCCGATAAGAGTAGAAAAAGCGGGTGAAATCATCTTGAAAATTTCGGCGTTGTCCACTTCCTTGGCCCACAGACCCAACATAAAG